GTTACCAACCGGTACCACCGTGTCTTGTCATCGTCAGACGTCTCTCAACGCCTGAGCCGCTGCCAGGACAATCTTATCGGTGGCACAAGGACGGAACTTCTCCTTGTACCACTGAGGGAGCTGCACTTTAGAAAAGCGGACAAGATGCCCGCCTTTCTCGGCCCAGTCATAATTAACATAGGTCACAGGGTGACCTGCAATCATGACGATGCCGCTATCTTTTCTGGGTTCAGGGGTGTCCTTCTCCCCTTCCAGATTAAGATAGAATGCAGCAAGGAGCTCCGTCGTCCTCTGACTAAGAGGATGACGTAGAGAACCACGGACATCAAGCATGCCCAATTGGGCTAGCTCGTATGCCCGTTTTCCATCGCACTCCGTAAGGATTTGCGACGTACTCTTCTGTACTTTACGACGTAAATCTCCAGGGAGATTCTGCCAAGGTACTCTAACTCCGGTAGCCCGCTGGTAGTCAAACAGCGAGTTCCACGTGAGTGGTCCGTGGTCAGATGTGTAAGCAGGAACTTGGTTCCTGATAAACACCTTCCCAGCAAACTCCACGAGGTTACCCTCGTAGCTCTTGTGGAGGGAGAGCGGCACACCTGCATCTTGCATAAGCCTGATGTAGGCCTTGCGAAGCTTCTTGTTGAAGACCAAAAGGTCATCACCAAGGATGCAGTAAGGCGAGTGCGCGTACCCCATCGTAAAGGACAGGGCTTCAAGCAACAGGTTATGAGTGAGACCCATGAGAGCAAAGCTCGGAAGGGTGCCAAGAGGCTGCCCAACCGGCCAACTGCTAACATGGCCATCGTTATCCCACCTGCCGCCTGCCATCTCTAAAAAGAGATTCCAGGACGACTTTACGGTAGGAGACATGCGCCAAAGCAGGACTTGCTTGACGATCTCCTCACCCCAAGCACGGGGCAAGTTGTCTGTTGCCTGAGAGAGATCGACCGATCCGACGTAAAGACCCGAGTTGGTCACTCGATTGGTGATCTTCGTGTCGAATTTGGATTGGTCTCGCGTACAGTCACAGGGCAAGCGATCCAGCAGAAGCTGGAGCTGGTCCTGGACCGGTGCTAAACCCATTTGCAAGAACCTATTCGGTACTGCAATGGGCCTACGCTTAACCGTACCCTTCTTCGGGATATGTTGGATTTCTCCAACAACTTCACCCGCAAGGAAGGATACCCCACCATCGGGGTACCAGACACACCCATCATCAACCTCAGAAATGAGGGAGTGGGCGCGGGGATCCTGGTTAAGATAAGACTGTACGTAAAGCTTGGACTCCCTGGATAGTGTCGGAGTTGGGAAC